TCCAATATTGATTTCATTTTGGAATTAATGCTTTTGTATCTGTCTATCCATTGCTGGGTTTTCAACACCCGATTGCCCATTTTTTATCTCCCCGTTAATTTTAATTTCCGTATTCGTGTGAAGCAAAGCATATAAAACTTTTTCGGTTCTATATCCATGAACGACGCCTCGAACGGCACCTCACGAACCTCTGAAAGTAAAGTACGCCCATCGATAAGTGTGCGTACAAAATTCGCTGACTGTTCAGGATTCAATAAACCCCCACGATCTGAACGACCCGTAATATTTGAGCCAATTTGAATATTACCTTCCCCTCTTTCCTCTGGGTCACCAAAAAGTAATAGATCCTCCATATCCCGGGCCAACTGCTCTGCCATGCGTTCTACAACAAAATTCTCAAGATCCACGTTCTCTCCCAACAAGTCCTCCACATACGGTCGATCAGAAAGCAAGACTGATGTGGCTACAGCAGCCTCCCTTAAGGATACCCCAGCCTGTGCCGCCGTATGCCCAGATATCCGCAGAGATTCGGTAAAAGCCATCGCAGACCGAGCCGACTCAGAAAATGCTGCGGAAAGATCAACTGCCCAAACAGGATTTGGAGTTGTGTTATCGTTATTTTCATCTCGTGTTGGCATGCTTACACCGCATTGTAGACAGTTTCCTTGTATCCATTTTTCTCACGGGAGGAAAGGAGTACGTCTGTATCCATCATCTCATTTACCAACTCCATAAAGGTGGTCTCTGGCTCCCACCCCAATTGGTGTTTTGCCTGAGTAGCGTCCCCATGAAGAAACCCTATTTCTGCCGGTCTAAGATACTGTGGATCTACCCGTACAACCGCATCCCCTTCCTTTAAATGCGACAAAAAAGGACGGTTAGTGTCTAACCGCCGAATAATCCCTTTCTCGTCCTCTCCTGAGCCTTCCCATGAAATACATATGCCCACCCTCTTAAAAGCCACATAACAAAGCGTACGGACGTTGTGGGTGATCCCTGTGGCCAAAATATAATCTTTGGGAGACTCCGAAGTCATCATCAAATGCTGCGCCCGGACAAAATCCGCGGCATGACCCCAATCCCTCACTGCGTGTAAATTCCCCAGATACAACACATTTTGGAGATTGCAAAAGATACGGGAAACCGCACGGGTAATTTTTCGAGTAACAAAATCCTCTCCCCTTAGAGGACTTTCATGGTTAAACATTATGCCAGTGCAGATAAACATCCCATACATTTTTCGATACGCTATAGCCATATTATGGGCGTACAACTTAGCGCACCCATAGGGGGATACCGGGTTAAAAGGAGTTTTCTCGTTCGCTAAAGTGATACCGATATCCCCAAACATCTCAGAAGAGGATGCGTGGAAAATACGGGCATCGGGGCAAGACAAACGTACCGCTTCAAAAACCCTCAAAGCGCCTAATCCGTTTACGTCCCCGGTGGATTCCGGGCATGTAAAAGAACACTGCACATGCGCCTGTGCCGCGAGATTATACACCTCATCGGGCTGGACTTTCTGCATCACTTGGATAAGACTCGACAAATCTGTCATATCCCCGTAATGCAAAACAAGTTTAGTGGTTTTTTTTAAACGGCGCAACCGCCATGCATTCGATAAAGAAGTTCTTCTTCGAATCCCATGAACCTCATAGCCTCTGTTTAAAAGATATTTTGTCAGGTAAAACCCATCCTGCCCTGTAATCCCCGTTATTAGTGCTTTAGGCATGAGCTATTCCTCCTCGTTTTCCACAGTACGAAGTTTATCAAGCTCTACGCGACGATACCATACTTCCATAGCTTTAATCGCCACTTCGACTTCCATGTCTTTTTGGGAATAAAGAGTTCTGGAGTATTCAAGAAGATCTTTTCTGGCCCTTAAAATTTTACCAGAAGTCATTTCTTTCATCTCAAAAGCATGCCCTCGTTTGATCATCTTGCTCAAGGTCTTCCGCATCTCCTCCATGAAAACCTTCAACTGACCCTCAAGAATCCGACGATCTTCCTTACCCGTAACACTCCCGACCATCTTAGGCATATCCATTCCCTCTCTCTGTTTTTGAGTTTTCAATCTCTTCCTTCAAACCTTTAACATTGGAATTATTGGAACCCCCCTTACCCCTAAGTTGAAGAGTCCTATTAAACTGTTCTGACTTTTTATGCAGAAAATGTAAAACGGCAAAATTTGTGTCCATCCCCAGCATACGCGCGATGTCATTGGTACTTTTCTCATAAAACCAATACTCGATAGCAATTAAAGACGCTGGCCCGGGGTACCCATGCTCTTTGGCATAAGACCTCAAAAGCTCCGGATACCTGAATTTATGGTCGTCCGACAACCTTTGCTCCAATCTTTTCAACACATGTTTTCCAATAACTTGCTTGCTTTTCAAAATGTCAGACATTACACCAATCTCCTAAGAGTCTTCCCCTTGGAGGGGCGTTTTCGCCTTATAGAGTCTTCCACGTAACGACGATCTTCTACTCCGGAATGCTTCAACCGCCTAACCAAACTCTGATTTTTCTTTTTGTATCTCGCTTCCTTATGCTGAAGAATGTATGCCACACATGCCATGGCGTCACTCACATCTTTTGTACCATGCTGCGGGTGATCCACCTTATTTTTCTTTCGATCTCTCTCAACCGTACGCAATTCTTTTTCCGCATAAGCATGGGGAGGAAAGATAATACGCCTATCCTTAAACCCACTTTTTAATTCTTCGTACGGGGCTATTGAAGCATCCGCAGATACAACGCCAGATTTAATTTTCCGCTTTTTAAAAGATTGTATAAGCATCGCTGTTTGGAAAGTGTCTACCGTAACCCATTTCAGATTAATGTGCATCGACAGAAAGAGCATCATGTCCCTGACCAACTCAAAATCTATATCAGTATCCGCGCCGGATATACACTTCATAAGTCCGTCATATCGGTACCGGGGAACTTGCACATCCCCCAATTCAATAAAATTTTGTGTTTTATCGTCAAAGATCTTTGCACCTTCCACCTCGACGTACCCAAAAATACGGCCCACAGCTATCCCCATGGCATCCCCGGACAAAGAAGCGTCGATATGTGCCGCGAAAACCTGAGAAGGGTCGAGAATAACTTCTTCCAAATATTTCTGATTTAATATATCCCAGAAATCGTTATTGCCGGACGGGTCAAAAAGATCAGTAAGAACAGACTGATCCCGCAGAAACAATTGACCAATATCCCCGACCTCTTCCCGAAATTGATCCTGTGCGAAAGTAATAGATTCCTTGTACGGGATAAAGGGGCGTTTTATACCTGTCCGGATACCCCCCAATTCTCTTAAAGCTTGGTCTACATCTTTGGAAAAAGGCTTATAAAAATCCATCGGTATTTCAAGAACATCTTCCTCGTCAATCGCTTCCTCCATCGATGCAATAATTTTGGATCGTTTACTTTCATTGCCCACCTCAACTAAAAAAGTTTCATCCATCATTTTGTCCCGAGGCAAAGACTCCCATTGCGCTAACCGCATAACATAAATAGTGCGTTCTTTCCCTGCCTGAATCTCTTCTTCCATCTCTTGAAACTTACGATCTGTGAAATCGTCATCATAATTCGCGGAAGACACAAGAAAAAGCTTACCGGGAATAGACCCGTGTTCATTGTACCGGGACACCATACGGTTTTTGATCGTGTTGTACAGAGATTCTGCTTGGTCGTATATCTCATCCGGCCCCGCATTAACCGCTTGTGCCGACCCCCTTATAACCTCCATAAAATTACACTCATCAAGGATACCACCGTATACGTCCTGACCCAGTGCCGCGCTCTCAGACCCCCCAACAGGGACAAGAGAAATATTATTAGGGAACTGAAGTTCTGAATTCACATTCGGGTTATACTGGAAATGCTCATTGAAATACGGCGACGCTTTTATCTTATTGGCTATTTTCTGAAAAACGACCTTTTTAGCCAATCTTTCTGTTTTGGACTGGCCTATAAAGACAATAGGAGATCCGGGGGCAAGCCCGAATTCAACTTGGGGGTTATAATAACAAGACAGAATATACAGCATATAGGCTATCGAAATATCCGCTGCATAATTCTTTCCGATACCGATTCCCCCGTCGTATACGACTTCGACAAAATTATGGATAGGGTCGTGAAAAACTTTGTAAAGGTGTTCTGCAATTGACGGACGTAAAAAAGTTTTTTGTCCTAAAAAATCCTTCGATTCCGCAAACTCAATTACATCAACGATACGGTCTGTGCGGATACCCCTGCTCTCAAATAACCACGCAGCGTCATTATATTGTAAAGCTTTTTGAAGATTCGAAAAAAATCCATATAACTGATCCATGCGGATAGAAGGAACCCCATCAACAGTAATGGATGGGCAAGCATTCACCAGATTCTCAAAAAGCTTTTCATCGGATACAGACACACCCTCCTTCCGTAACGAATCCTGTAAAAGGTNAAGGGCAAGTTCCGTAGGCAAAACCTTTCTTCCGTATTCCAGTTTCGACATACTTAATCCTTTTTGGTGCTATAGCTCCCATCATTTTGTTTGATAAGAGGCAAAGTATGGCTGTCTGCTGTCCTCAAGAATTTGCCAAGGGCAGAAATCATCGAGTTACCCCCTTGTTCAGACATATCGGAAATCATTTCGTCGAAAGCGGTTTTTACCTCCAATGTACTGGTATCCGGAACAGAATCCAAAATCCCCAACTTCATTAAGATAGCAACATATGAGTTCATTGACTCACGAAGCTCTTTGGAGGCTTTATCAAAAGTGGCGATGGGCATTTCTAAATTTTTTTCTTGCTGGCGAATCATCTCCAAACGATCCATCTGAACATCTATCAACCACCGGTAACTCCCCAAAGCGTCCAGATCTTTCTTAATCCGCTTTCCTTGATCTGATATAATTTTTTCATCGCTTTTTTCGCTTTCGGTTTTTCTTTCTTTGGTGGCGAATTTCTCCAACTCCCCAAGCACCCTGTCCTTAAAAACCCCCAACCCTTTAGACACTGATCGCGTGTCAGAGTTGGGTCGAACGCCCCACTCCACTTGGACAATCCTTGCAATTTTTGAAAGGGGTTGCCCTAATCTAAGCCTGTGGTAGACCTCAGCAAGTTGTCGGTCATTAAGATTTTTCAGCCACAACCCTTTACTTCCGGGGGGGTGGGCCGCTTCCCTCAACTGTCGTATCTTAGACTTGGAAATTTCCTTTGCCGATTCAGCTACAGAGGCCAATTTTTACTCCTTTTCTTTCACAGGAACTAAAACAGTTTTGTTCTTTTCTATAAATTTGCCTATAGGAAGAGTCATTAAAAGAGAAACTATAAAAGAGTCAAAGGTATACCCGGCTTCCCCGACTTCCGAAGCGATATCCTTTATCCGGTTAAGATACTCTTTTTCAACCTTAACCCATATATGTTCCTGCCCACCAAAATCAAAAATCATGTAACCAGCAGGAATCGTATCCCCATGCGTCGAAAACAAACGATTAAGTATATTGGAAAGGTCGTCCACATCTTTAATCGTCTCTCGTACCGCTTTAAACTTTTTCTTCATTTCCCGGGAAGGCAAAGTTTTTTCTACCTTGTCCAGTATAGAAACAAATTCTGCTGTTTTTGACATACCGAAACGGTGAGCCAGAACATCGGGGTCTTGTATCCCTGTTTTTTCAATATAAGTATTTACAAAAGACTGGAATTTTTCTTTGGAGGGCTTTCCTTTAATGAAATTAAGCTTACCTGTGAGTTCCATCTGCCGAACTTCGTCAACCCTATCGGGAGAAGCTATAATGGCCGGTATGTTTTCTTTATCCGAAATACGCATTACCGTCCATCTGTGTTCCCCGCCGATGATTGTAAACTGCTTGTTTTCGTAGTCAGGGACAACGATTATCGGCTCAAGACAATCGTATTCCTCAATTGACGCATCCAGAAGATTAAACTCCTCGACAGTCATCTCGTTTGGGTTAAAATTATTTGGGACAACTAAACTAATAGGCAGTAATTTGTATGTCCCATGCTCATACTTGGTGCCATCAAAATACTCTTTTTGATATTGTTTTTTGGTTTTCATCTTATCCCCCCCGTAAGATTAAATCTCAATACTTTCTCTATATAATTAAATTCTTCATTTGTCAACTGGTAGGGTGTGGGCAACACGACACCATGATACCATAAAAGCGTCGCCATACTGTCAATAGTTGTTGGTTTGCCTGTTACGTTTGAGTATATGTTCTGCAACGGATAGAATCCGGGGCGGCAATCTATGCCAGCGGTTTTCAAAACATTGATCACATCCGACGCAAGATACCTTTCAAAAATAGCCACCGTCTGCCACGGTACGCCGGAATTATTAGTGGCCATGATAGTCTTTCTTTTAAAAAACTCGGATTCGGCGTATCTGGCACGTTGTTTAATCTTGTCCTCTATAATTTCTTCCAATATTGCCATCTGCCCAACCGCAATCGCCGCGTGAACACCCGACATGAGCAAATTATCCCCGTAGTCCACACACATGTAGGGGGATTCGTTGTTCAACTTTCCCCGCTCACAAAAAGAAGAAGCTTTGTTGTAGATACTTTGGTCATCAGTTAGGAGAAATCCCCCCTCCCCGCACCCAAGCAATTTCTCAGTACGCAAACTGCCGACAATAATATCCCCGACAACCTCTTCAGACTGGACTCCTACGGCTTGACTGATATCAGCAATCAAATAACTTCCATTTTTATGACACTCCTCCTGAAAAGATGTCTGGTATATTGGAGTACACCCATAAATATGGGGCATAAATACCGCCACAGCATCCCGGTAATCATACCGCACCCCCTGCATCGGTGCTTTTGGGCAACCACAAGGGTCTGTTTGCGTAAAATTCGGATGTTTACCGAATTCAATCACGGGCATGATATTTGCGGAACAGCTATAAGAAGGCACTATTACACTGTTTCTTTCCGGTAACACTCTTATAGCCGCAAACAAAGCCGCTCTGCAAGCAGAAGTACCTGAATTGGTAAGGACGCAATACTTACGGCCATACATATTTCTCAGTTTATCTACCAAACTTTTAAAGTATGGCCCAGTACCCCCTGACCAAAAAACAGAACTGATTGCGCCACCAGCGTAATTGTGGGTATTCTCAGAAATAACGGGTCTGAAAAAAGGAATATTCATGATTTCTCCCTATGCTTGGCAAACGTTAAAATACGGTATTTGCAAAAACCGGAAGGTACTATCCCGACGAAACTATCCAAGAAACGTGTCAATCTATACGTATGGTAGCTCGACCCAAAAAAATGAAAAAAGCTTGTATCAATAAAATTGATATCGTGAACACTCTCCAGAATAAACCCGAAATTTTTTATAAAGACAACATTGTCTTGGAAACCCCAGACCCACTTATACGAAAATCCTTTCTGGTACTCCGGCACCTTTTTCGGGAAGTAATCCAAAATAACAAAACTTCCACCATCTTTCAGGTATCTAAAGGTATTAACCAATACATTGGCCCGAATACTCGGATCTAAAAAATTCCACACTGTAGCCATAAAAACCATATCAAAAATGCCTACATAATCCCGATAGAAACAGTCACAATAACGCTGTGCGAAAGACACCTCGTCATTTTGCTCAAAAAACGCATTCCGAAGAATCGCTCTTTCAATCAACGTGGCAGACTGATCAATGCCTATAACTCTTTTGGCACCGTGCCAGATAAAATCAGATGCCCATTGGCCGTTACCGCAACCAAAATCCCCCACCACTTTTCCGTCAACAGCGATATTTGAGAAAAAAGATTTTTTGCGGATGCTCACTGCATACATATCTTTCCAAAAATCTAAGTAATGACAAGGATTCGAAAACTTATTCGCTCTTTGTTCAAAGAAATCAAGATTACTGCTTGGCATTTTTAGTCCTTTCCGTAACATAAAAAACCGGGTCATCTCTTAACAAGTTAACAGGGACATGAATACGCAAAGCCTTATACAACATCCAAAAAGATGCATTGAGATAAAAAGGGTTAATCTCAGTTCTCAACACGCTGTAAACCCTATGCGCGGACAACACCCAATCTATATAACTGCTGAGAGTCATAGACTGCTTTGCCGTCATATGCCGGAGTTCGTCAATGCGGCCTCTCAACAATCCGCTGGAGGGCAGCACCACTTCAACAATTCTCCTGTCCTGCTCTTCAACGATTCTTTCAATTTCTTCAGATAAAATTGAAATATTCCCCTCAACAGAATGTGTGTTTGCAATCGAATTGCAAAATGGCCTCACTTTCTCACAGGCATCTTCGTAATAGTCATATATATCAAATAAATGCGCCAACAAATCCTGTCTTTCCGTCCAATAATATGGGTATTCGTCAGGAAGAATGTCCGCACTTTCCCGTCTATACGGCAATAAAACCAATCCGGAATAGAGTTGCTCTAAGGGGGCCGCTGGGCCAAACCGCATGCTTTGGGCAAAAATACTGGCATGGCAACGCCGCATCACCTCAAAAGCGTCCTTCTGGGAAAGGTCAAAATGGATCTCAAAAATATCTCCGTAATTCTTGGGAACTTGACTTCGAAAAGCTTCATACGATTTTTTATCCGGAAGGGTCATCACCATCTTTACATGACGCCCTGTCTTATGCAGAGTGTTCGCCATTTCGACAATAAGCTTTACCTTTTTTCCTCCCGCCAACCGGCCACCCCAGTATATAGAAAATACCTCATTTTTTTCCACAGGAGTCACCGGGATCTCAGACTGGCTAAAAATCCCATGGAAAATGTGAGATCTCTCAGAGAATTGATATGCCTCGGACGCTGAGAAAAACTTTCTATACTGCTCTGTCGCCCGGTTATAACAATACTGGGTAAAAAAGAAGGACGCTTTGGATACCGAATAACCCAAGTACATGGATCTCAGTTTATTCGGGTACCATTTCGCATATGCACACTCGGAATCGTTGCCGTAAAAGGGGGTGGAATAATCCACAATAACTATAGGAGGGTCATTTGGCACATACCCCGATATATTTTTATACATTACAGAGGCAAACCAATCAGCAAGCTTACCCGCTATATTGGGGTTATTCGTAATCACCAGATCGTAAGCACAACATCTCCCACTCACCGGGTTAATCCGCATAAAAAGTTCTTCACACAAAAGCATCTCGGACAACACGCGGAACCTGAACATGGGTACCTGTAAAATGCTCACGTTACCCGGGAGATCCAGCGTATCTGTTATACGGTATTGCTTAGGGATGGGCAAATCGAATTCTGGGAGAACCCACGTAAAATAAAAGCGATCAGGGGGCATCGCTTTTATAATACTTTTGGTCAGGGTAAAAGAAGAGTCCGCCAATAAATTGGAAGGGTATTCATACGAATTTACAATCAACACCCTAATCGGTTTAGCATACGAGTAATCCATGCAAGTGCCTTTGGTATTTTAAGTGACCGCCAAAACGCCAAAACAAAATCAAAATAAGCCGCTTCCAGTTCTTCATATTGTTGTTTAAAAGATTTAGACATTCTTAAAACAATTCCTGTTGCTCTGGCTCATGGATAAAAAGCATCCCAGAACGCCGCATCTCGTCCTCAATAAGATTCTGTAGCTTGGGTCGGTACTCGGACTCCCACAAACCTTTGAATGCCTTCACGGGCTTCCCACGCCCTCTGAGTTCGTTTATCATGTAAGGTACCCACAATATACTTTCAAAACAATCTGCTCCCGATTTCAACTCCACCGGGTTAAACCTCTCCCGGGGTATGTACGCAGACTCAAAAAGAAACATCATTTTCCGTAAAAGATGGACATTGGCATATTTTCTCTGATCGTCTGTAAACGGAAACCGTTGCGTCACCTTTTTTCCAAGAGCAGTATGCTGATCGAATACCCACCACGGAAAAGAATTTAAGCTAACCGGGCGCTCTTTTACACTCCGGTACGCCTTGTCTATGGTTTCTTTAACCTCATACTCCCCGATACCACGGTTCATTATGAGATATATGCAAGACAGGCAACACCATGGGTCGGATTGCAACCCGCCTTCCTGTGACCGTTTGACCATAAGAGTGATGCCTTCCATCTCATAGTCAGTCAAATCAATGTCACCGCTAAAAACTCGATGGGAAAGAATTTTAGCCATGTCATAAGGAGTAGCCGCCGCCTTACGGTCTTCGGCCAGAAATTTTCGGAAACCGGATACTTCGGCGGGGGGATTTTCCATTTTGGACACTGCCAGATAATATAAAGGCTCTGAGTCTTTCGATTTGGGAACCAGAGCCAACGTAAATAAAAATTTAAGCCATTCCTTTTTAACAACAGTATGGCGTTTGATATCCCCGTACTTGTTTAAAAAAATCTGACACTCGGGAACCATGTACCATACGTCTTCTTCTGCCAGAATAGGCAAGCGCCATTTAAGCCAAGACCTGCCTTTCGGTGCCCCCCACAACACCTCAAAGCAAGTCTTGACCAAACTCAGATCAGATCTCCGTATAGCTTTTTGTAGGCCGCTTTTAGCGGCCCACAGGACAGATTCCCGCATTAATCATCAAGCCCCAGTATACTGTTGATGTCATCGTCATCGGGAGTAGAGGGTTGCTTTTCATCGGCGTCGGAGTCCGCAAAAAGATCGTCCACTCCTGCTTCGGGTTTATCAGACGAAACGTTCTTCGGGGAATCCCCTTCAAGTGCTTCGCCACGATTACGGTACCCTTCAACAATAATCCCGTAAGCGTTCTCAAGGTACTGGATCGCGTCCTCTACGGTGGCACGGGAAGGACGGTTGCCCTTCATCTCCATCCAATCCTGAACGATCATCTCAAGCGCGACCACATCATTGGTAGAGCCGCAAAGAGCCTTGGCCTCGTTAAGGCCGTCCGTGATGATGTTCGCCTCGGATTCATTCATCCGAAGCTTCCATACCATTTGACCCCCTTCGTCCTTCCCGTCAGAGGTGGAAGTTCGGGTACGCCGCCGATGCTTCTTGACTTCGGAAATAACGTCCACCGTCTTATTGTTCTCGGCAAACGTCAGCCATTCGTCGATAACATCTTCGGCCATTTCTTTTGACAAAATAGCAACGATTTCCTTCATCTTCGTCCAGCCGATTTTGGTAATCCGATCCTTCGGCAGATTGAGAAGATTGGCTTTGTCAAAGACATCGATCAAATACTTCGCGCTACGCGCCTTCCACGGCAACTCAGCTTCGCAGTAATGGTCAAACTTCTCGTAACCGTACGGCTTGGCATAATAGCCCTTGTGCCATACCTCGGACAACTTCTCAGCCGCCTCAAGATAATTCTTGTCGACAGCTTCCATCAACTCGGGGATCTCTTCCCGAAGACGGTCGGCATGGGACTGAGCCTTCTTCCCGGTGGACTGCTTGGCAGTGCTTTTTTTAGCCTGTGTGGTTTTGGTTTGTGTCGTGGTGCCAGTTTTTGCTTTAGCCATTTTAAATCTCCTTGTTATTTAAGAGTTCTTACCTTCCCCGCCCCATTCTTTTTACCGGAATCGGACTTATCAACCAATCTCGCCCTTCCGTCCATCCATTTCCGCAATTCTTCAATCTCTTCCTTATTGCGAACAGACTGAGGAATAGTTTCCTTTATAGACGCAAGTATATCATCCGTGGCAACTTCACGGTTGGCAAAGAAACCATAAAACAACCCGTCAATAACCGCTTGCTCAATTTCAGAACCAACAAAGCCTTCGGCTTTCTTGGCCAGCAACGCGGTATCAAACTGCTCAGGGTCTCGACCACGTTTCCGCAAATGAATCTCGAAAATCTCTTTTCTGACTTCAGATATAGGGAGATCAACTGCCCATATCGCATCGAACCGCCTCTGAACCATGCCCTCCAGACCAGATACATCATTGGCTGTCGCCATTATGAACACAGGCGCTTTTGTTTCCTGTCGCCATGTCAGAAACGTTGAGATGACCCGGGAAGTAACACCGGAATCCAATTCACTGGAAGCTCTTGACCCTGCCAAAGCTTTCTCAATTTCATCCAACCAAAGTACAACAGGAGCGATGCCTTCCGCAGTTTTAAGGGCTGTCCGCATAGCTTCCTCACTGGAACCTACCAGTGATCGGAAAACCCTTCCCATATCGAGCCGTAACAACGGAAGCTCCAGATAAGAGGCAGTGGCTTTAGCCGCAAGGGACTTACCCGCTCCGGGCTGACCTACGATCAAAGCCCCTTTCGGGTACGGCAATCCGTAATCCCGGGCCTCTTTAGAGAAAACAGCCCTACGCCGCGATATCCACTGCTTGAATTCAGAAAATCCGCCAACGTCACGCATCTCTGCATCCCATGGAAAAAACTCCAGAACATCGGATTTCCGGATCTCCGCTTGCTTCTGTGCCTGAATCGTCTCAATATCCAATGAACGATTTTTAGATATTGAAAGGGCAAAAGCATTTTTGGCGGATAAAATATCCAAACCGGCGGCGGCTCTGGCGCAAAGAGAAATTTGACTTTCCAGATCTTCCCTTTTATTGGGGATGGTTATATCATTCCGGTACGCCGCGACCATCTTTTTAATCTCGGATTCCAAATCTTCCTGAGACGGCAATGGGATATCCACCCACGTAACCATCGATTGAAGCTCAATAGGGAGATCGATATGCGCCCCGGTAAAAATTAAATGGGACGCGGACTCCTCAACTTCAGCAACCGTATCGATAATTTTCTGAACAATCTCTGGAGAATTGAGGTAATGCCTGACATTATAAAAGATAGTAATTAAAGGATTGTCATTTCGCTTTGGGTCATTCGCCAGAAAATCCAAAGCGTCCATAAAACTATCCCCGCCTCGCTCTTCCCGCAGGGCTGTAGTAGTTTCTGCCCCGACTTCCGGAACATGGTCAGACACCAACAATCCACGAGTGCATGACCAAACTCCCACCCTCATATTAATGTCCAACTCACGAAGTGCTGAGTATACCGCCATTTCTGCTGCTCCCGGCTCTGCGGTGCAGAGAAACAGACACGGGTAACTCGCTTTAAGGTAATCTGCAAGTGTAATATTCATCGCCCCTCCCCTTTTTGGTTTTTGTTTATTTCCCATTTAAATAAACTTATATAACAATAAAACTTATTTGTCAAACAAAATTTGCAATCGATTGCAAAAAATTATGCGTTTACGCCCGGAGAGTAAAATTGCTTGGAATTTTCGAAATCTTTACCCAGATATAATTGCGGGAGAGCCTGAACTTTTTCAATAACCTTTTTGCAAGCCTTCGCTTCGTACGCCAAAGTTTCCCCACGCATAGGAGTCCGTCCAGAGGCGCACCACCCCAAAGCCGCGAGACCAAGAGCCACGTATTCGTCATGAGTATTGCAATCAACACGAAGCTTTTTATAAATATGGGTGGGCATCATATCCTTTTTCATTTTACCACTGCCAAAAAACGCCTTAATAGTCGTAGAGGCCACTGGTATCGGCATCCTGTTGGTTCGGCCATAAATAAACAACTTCACAATACCCCCCAACTCAGAAAGGGTTATCACGGAAGAGTCACTTTTTTGTCCACCTTTTGAGAACCCTGTCGCTTTCCCATACGCATAATCTTCGATAAACACCAAATCATTTGGCTCAATGTGGAAAGACAAACATTTAACGATATACCGCCACCGTTCGGGCAGTATATCAAACCCTGCTTTTGTGCCAAAAGACTCCACAACGTCAAGAGAACCGTTTTCCGATAACCGCGCAAAACCTGTTCCAGTAAGGGAGAGATCGATCCCCACGACTCCGCCTGAAAACTCAAAGTTATTCCCCATTTTTTTCACCTTTTTTGTAATAGCTGATACACTCATTAATAACAGGGCAAGTTTTTGCCTGATAAGAACCCCATCCGGAAGAAGGACATTTTGTATTAACCACAGGTATGTTATTCGGGTAATCCAGAATACCTTCTTTAAAAAGGGTCAGCCGTGCATATATCTGATCCATGATGTAAGCATCGGGTTGTACCTCAAAAATTTTTACTGGAAACGCTTTTTTTGCCTCCGCTTTAGAAATATATACCACAAATCCCGACTTATCATTTACTTTAACTGGCAAATTGCGGTCGTATGACAGTCCTAACATATACGAAAGGACTTGCCATTTATGGTCAATAAGGGCATCTTTCAATTTTTCAAAATCAGCGTACTGGATACTCTTTAACTCGGCCACATATATTTTTCCATGCTGCTGTAAAAATAAATCCGGATGTCCTGTCAACAGGTATTCGCCACTGGAAACCATAATATGCTCATGGTAAAAAGTCGCCTCATTTGACGCCCCGCAATAATGGCAAGGCTTTTTTGGCGGTTTGCCGAAATACCGCAACTTGCCACACGCATAGCACTTCCAGTACCCGATACGGTTATCCCCAAACAAATCGGGGGTATTTTGTGCCCACCAATGATAAGCATTCCCTTTACCATAGGTAATCCGCTGTTTCATAGACACATAATTGGTAACACGTTTTTTCCCCATATACCCAAGAACGGTCATCCGCATGCATTCTTTGTACAAATTGGAAGCTCTGGGGTAAAAAATATCACGGGAATCTTGTAGAGTGGACGTATTTAAAAAATTTGTAGTTTCTATACAGCGGTCTTGTACGGACACATTACGAGATTTAAAAAGTCCGGATACCGATAAAGACTTATTGGGTTTTACTTTCATTTAGCATCTTCCGAAAACCGCTAAAAAGGTTCCATGAAAACAGCACCAACGGTATTTGATTACCATATTCTGTATGGTACAGTCGAATTTTCTTTTTCGCCCCCGGCTCGAATAGCCCCTTCACCTCAATAAAGACATACCCATTTTCTTTTTGTACCAAAAAATCCGGGGTATAAAAAGTCTTTCCGACTTTAAAAAACCATTTCTCGTATTCAAAAGAAAGATTGTTCCAATCTAATATTTTTGCAACAAATACCTCATAATGCGATCTGAAGTATATGTTGAACTCTGGTGAATATATATCTGTAGTGCGTAAAGGGTTAAACAAATTGTAAGAGCATCCTTCCATCCCTGCGGGGTACTGTCCGCCATCTAAGTACAACACCCACTCCACTGCACATTTCGCACAACAAAAAAAGGGAGGTTCTTTGTACTCGTATCGCCAAGAAGAAGGCTTCCATGTTATTAAATTCCCGCACACAGAACATACACGAGTCGGCAAATCACGCTCCTTTCAGTTTGTCAATCGCGGCTTCCGTTATCATCTGTTGGAAATTAACATACGCTTGGAAATTAGCAGGGTCTATAAAAAATGTACGTATATCCCCCACCCTGTCAAACTCGTAATCCCCAACAGTGTACTTACTCCCGGATTTGAAAAAAAGCCCGTAATTTTTAGCAACAGAAAGAACCGTATTCACATCATCCACTTGCCCTTTTTGCAGCCCTAACTCCGGCACATTTTCAATGCAACGTATGTACTCCCCTGAATTGCCGATAATCGGAACCTTATTTTTATGTATAGAAATATTTTGCCGAACAGCCATGTCTACCTGACGCTCGGGGTCATAATACTTGGCATCGGGGCCATTTGAAGTTTTTTTCAAAGAAATTTTATTGCAGCGAAGCAATAAGCTAAATTCATGTTGTAACGCCTCGCCACCACTCATTGTTTCCGGCGAGCCGAAGGTGACGCCCATTTTAAGACGAAGCTGGTTAACGAAGAAAGCAAGACAGGGGTGTCCTCTTTTTCTCTCCCGGATCAGTCGTTGCTTTAATTTGCGAACCATACGGGTAATCAAAAGCGCCTGTTGCCCCATAAACTTATCTTCAAGAGGGGCGTTCATTTCGGCCTCGGGGATAAGCTGGGCCAAAGAATCGATAATAACCACCCCACAATCATCTGCGCGCAAAGCATAGTCTGCGATATTGATGTGCTGTTCCCCGTAATCCGCAAGACCGTGGTAATAGCTATCGGGCGTCAACTGAATAGAAGTCGCCCATTCTTTGTCCAGAGTTCCTTCCACATCCCCTATATAAGTAGTTTGCCGTATGGGGGCTTCCGAACATCTGCAAAAATCAACCATCCGGTAACAACGCCAGCAAAGATCGTTACACATACGCGCCACGTTAATCGCCAACGAAGACTTACCGCCCGATTTTTGACCCCATGCACACGTGGTACCGTACACAGGAATCCCGCCGCCAGTGTTAAAATCCACAACAAAGATCCCGGAAGGAAGCCGAGGGATTACCCCTAACATATCCACCCCACAGGTTACGGTATTCCTTCCGTAACTCGTGTTTACATAACTGGCCACCCCGTTTAAGGTATGGGGCGAAGAATCTTTGGGTTGTTTAGCCATCACTTCCCCCAAGTCTTTTCATTTCTTCATCCATGAGCCTCTCACAAAGAAGGGCTGTGACTTTAAACGTCTCTTCGACTTCTTCTTTGTAACAGGGGATATTGATGGAACACTGTATCTTTGCCCACGAACCGTCATCCTGCTCAAAAGAGTGGCCAAAAGAAACCCCGACATTGGCTGTCGAAGTGACAAAGGGAAGAACTTTCAGTTTTCGGTTCTTTTTACCCTTTATCCCCGCAACAGTGGTAATTACTTCAATTTCTCCGCCTTTGTTTTCAACACTCTCGTCTGCCATATTATTTCTCCCAGTTTTCTTGTAAATAGGGGGTAAACTCCCGCATGGTTTTTATCTTGCCATCATCATACGCCCGAAACATTTCCAGAATCAAGTCTTTTTGATTTTCCGTGTACAGACGCCACCCGGAGTCTGTTACAATAGTGGCTTCCGGTATAACACCTTTACGCTGAAACGTACGTACCGTAGAAGGCGCTCTTCCCGCNACACCCCAAAAATAACCTGATGTGTAAAAAGTAGAATCCCCGGATTTAATAACTGTTCTGTCCGCCTTCCCCACAGCTTTATATCTCTTTCGATAAGAATCACGAGACCGTTTTTTACAACGTTCAGCAAAATTCTTATCCAGATGATATTTTCTCTTTCTTCGGGTATTGATGCGGTCTTTGTTTAACTCATAATACCTCCTGTTATACGTTTTGCGATCAATTCCTTTATTCATGTGTGCCTCCTAACCGTTACGGGTATCCCCAAGGTTCTGTACTCTTTTTCTCGCGCAAGCGACCACTTGACAGCATCGGGGTACGCCTCGTCTTTTAAATCTAAAACAATCGGTTGTTGCTTTCCCTCCAAAAATCGTTCAACCCTGCCCACGGTCTGCGTAATAGAAGAACGGGGAGTAGCCAGTATAAGCCCTGCCAACGGTTTCATATCAAAACCTATATCCAACATTTTGTATGTCGCAAAAATAAGCAATTTCTCAGGCAATCTTTCTTGGGGAGTTTTTCGGTATAACGCTGTTTTAGGTAAAGACCTCACAAAAAACCCCATCTCCCGGACAGGAACCTTATAAGAAGTCTCCATGATACGTGCTAAATATAAAAGCTGTTGAATCCGGTCAGATAAAATCAGTGTCGCACGTTTTGTATTATAAAAAGTTTTTATATATTGGCATAAAACTTTATTTCTGTCATCACTCTCAGCTAAAGCGCTCAGAACAACACCCCTACGACTTAACGAATCCCGGATATACTGTAGCTTATCCGGAGGAGATCCATTGCTGTAATAGACAGAAAGAACCTTCGCTTTTTTTACTTTTATATCCGCGTACATATTTCCATTCATAAAAACTTGCCCGAAATGCCATTTAACAACTTTACTTAAACCATCTTTCCTGTCCGGAGTTGCTGACATAGCAATTCTGTACTTGGCAGGGAACATTGTACATATAGGGGAAAACGTTTCAGGGGGAGCAGACTTATCCACTTCGTCAAGAAGAACAAAACCAAAATGTTCTTTAAAATCCTCTCCCCATCTGTCCAAAACTAATGTGTGTACAAGACCAATAACTACTTTTTTCCCTCTCCAATCGACCTTCGCATCCATCGCGATGCCAATATCGTCTTCTGTTAGAGAGGTATGCAACAACAATTCTTCTTTCCATTGAAACACTAACGTAGACACCGGAACCACGATAAGCGTAGTGGTGTCGAGATAAGAAATTAAAGCAGAAGCGAGAACTGTTTTCCCCCACCCAGTCCTCGCCTCTATGATAAAATTCGTGGAATTTTGTTTCTCCATACTTTCACAAATCTTATTAAAAAAATCCTGCTGGTACTCCCATAACGTTGTTTGCAATTGAATTGCAACAGGTTGCCCGACTGTTCGAAGGTCTACAATTTCAGTAGCTTTTTCCAGTAAGGAAGGCCGAAAAAACATAGGTATCCCAATGGATTTCCGGCCTTCCTTATACGGGCGAACATAATACTCACGGTTAAAAACACTTCGGACGGTCAACTTCCATCGCAAGTTATCAAGATCGGAAAACTGATCCTTGAGGATATGTAAAAATCCTTTTAAAACAATTTTCATCAGTTCTCCAAAAGATCGTCAATACTCGCGTCATCGTCCAAAGTCGAATCCGGCGTTCCGGAAGACGCAGACGAGTCATCCCCAAAAATGGAATCCGCACTTTCGGATGCCCCGGACTCACTCGGAGAGTCGCCAAAAATATCGTCATCTTTAGCCGTACCGGGAGTTTTGGGTTTAACATCACCAAAAAGATCGTCATCTTCCCCCGAACCTAACGGAGGGTCAACACCCAAAATTTCAGCCATTTCTTTAGCTGTTTTGGGTTTGAAGATCTCTTTGTAATCCAAAGGCGAAAACCAATCTTTCAACTCTACGTCAGAAGGTCTGGTTTTTTCCAACTGTTCCTTGGTGATCTTTGCGAGAATCTGGATGTCCTCACCCACGTTGGATTCCGTCTGAGTAGACCCACGGGCAAATTTCATGACCATACCGCGCAATTTGCCACCGTTCTCTTCCATACGGCGCAACAGAATCTCCCTCGCTTTACCTTTCGCGATGATCGGCTTTTTTGAAAACCGAACCTTTTCCCCGTTGTTTCTGGTAAAAGGGCGAGTGTCTATAACTGTCCCAGACACAGCGTACGCCGGGTTATCCCCTGTCTCGCAAGCGGGGCAAGTTTCTACGTCACGGATACAGGTGAGCCGGACATAGTTTTTCGGGCCAATTTTTATGGTATGCACGTACAAAAAAAACAAAGGGTCGTCTACCATTATCGCCCGGGCATTAGTGTTGTAATCCAGCGTGAACGGGATTGGCCCCTTATCACTGGATCTCGCCTTACGTGTAGCATCAACTTTCTGCGACTCCGTAACGCCTTCCTTGCCTGTCCTGAACCATTTCGCCATTTTTTTTCTCCTTCATTTCGAGTTGTGTAAACACTGTTCATATATATAAACATATATAACAATCTTTTTCTTTTGTCAAGAAATATATCGAGCATTTTTAAAAATATATCGCATAGACTTTTTATCCGGCACATCCCCACTGTCTTTGCAGGGCTTACCCTGTCTTGTGTTGACCAAAGACCAGTCCAAGTCAAAAAGCTGCACATCTTTTCCGATACGGTCAATAATCCTTTCTCGCGCCCTTTTTCCAGACTTGTCGGCATCGTACCCAAGGTAATAGGCGTTTCCTTTCAAATTATCCAACTGTTCAAAAGTAACCCCGCTTGTGGCGGATGCGATAGAATTAAAATATCCGAATGTCACTAACTTTAAACAATCAATCTCTCCTTCCACCAGCACAATCGCCCGATCCCAGTTAACCAGATGCAAACCAAACCATGTGCCGGTCTGTTTTATTCGTTGAAATTCAAAACCCGTGGCGTCACAATCCAATGTCCAAATATTTTTTACATCTACCCTCCTTGCCCGTAATTGGTAAACCCTCCCGTCATGATCCGTCAGCGGAAAAATCAGGGTCGACAATCCGGAAATAAAACGAACCCCGCTATAATAAATTGCCCATAAAGCAACCCCCCTTTCGTCTATTAAAAAATTTCTACATCTACCAGCAATTTCAGAATCATCGTTTTGCAACAAAGGAAACTTACGTAAAACTTCCCCGGGAACCGGTGTTTTTTGGCTCAAAGGCAACAAAAAACTTGCCGATATCTCAGAAGCCCAGACATCGTATTTGATCCCGGATAAATTTAACTCACGACCTCCCTCCAAAAAATTTTCATTTTTCACATACACCTGTGCCGCAGCAAAAGGGTAATCCCCGGATACCACAAAAATCTGACTTAATAATTTATCCAAACGTTTTGAGTCTGGACTGCACCCAAAGCATTGCCAAAAAGAATGTCCATCAGGTTTCACAGCTATCCCAAAACTTGGAATGGAATCCCCTTGCTCATGGGTATGCCCAGACAATGGACAACGGCAATTTATCCATTCCTTGTTATCCGTAATGGACTTTTTATCGACACCTAAAGCGTTTAAAAACGCCAATACTGCTTCCCGTTTCATTTTATTCCGCCTGAAAAAAAGTTCGATAATCCGTTAGTATTTCCTCCTGCTCAATAATCGTATTCATCATATCGTACTTAACCCGTATCTTTCCTTTCTCGCCTTCCCTGCCTTTCAAAAGCTCAATAATTTTATACGCAACAGATTGCCACGCATAAGAATACCCGGACTCTTCGGCCTCGTCATTGTAAAGCTTGAAAACCATACTTCCCAACTGCGCCATATCATCACTCATATAGATATCCCCTAAACCACCCCCCTTTTTCCCGGCGCGCTTGTGAAATTGGTATGTCCCGATAACAGGCACTCCTAAATTCATTGCCCCTTCCGTCTTCAAAATATCCGCAACCTCGGAAATACGTTCAAACTTACCAGTCACTTTCTTTCGGGTTCTCAAAAAATACGCCCCGTCAATAAATACAGAAGTTGCCCCCATATCCTGAATAATTGCCAACAAATCTTCAACAGTGTACCTGTTTGACCCTTCTATTATCGGGAATTCCCAGCCTCTCTCATTACAAACCAAACTGCAAGCGTTCACTACTTTACTGCGCCCAAAGTGGCTTAATCTCCCTATCCGAAGTTGAGTAGTCGATACCATTGAGCGCATAGCAATAATCCGTCTCGCACACTGCTGGGAGGGCATTTCAAAAGTAACCAAAACCGGTTTACCATTTGCGTCATGCTCCGAATTAGCCATTTTAAAAAGAACAAAAGACTTTCCAGTACCGGGTCTCCCGGCCAACACAATAAAATCCCCGGGCTGTGCGCCCCCTGATATCTCGTCAAAATACGGGAACCCAAAAGAAGTACCCGAAATCCTGTTTGAGCTTCTTTGCAAAACATCGTGTCTGTCCAGAACTTTTCTTGATGCATCCCCTATTTTGTGGATTACCGCAGAAGGATTCAGTTTTTCTAAAGCCAAATACATCCTTCGGGCTTGCTCGATAGACGTAGCGGAATCCCCATTTTTAGCAAGATCGATAACCTTTTGAGACTCAGAAACCGCAATTTTAAGAGATCGTCTCTGGTATACTTTACCGACCCAATAAGAAAAAGGCTCTTCGGGGTAATCCCTTAAAACAGAAAGAGGTATACCAGTTTCTCTGGCAACCGTTTCGAAAGCAGGGTACGCCCCATGCTCACGAAAAAAATTGTAAACAAAAATATAAACTCTCTTTTCATCAGAATTAAAATAATATTCAGTAATTCCGCTTTCCACAAAATCCGAAAAGGACACACCATCCTGCAATATTTTTGAAAGCAATCCGAAACCTACAGATTTCATTATCCCTCCATATCAGCGCACGAAAAAGTGGAAGGAGTTTTTGCTTTTAGCCACAAAAAAGTCCCAGAACTGTAGAAATGGTGGACAACTCCCGGAAACAAATTACCTATGATAGATATTTTACTGTTAAAAACCGTTTCCGACGTTGCGTTTTTTTCAGGTATATAGGATTCCAGCCACAATACCCGCATATTTCGGGCTGCACGATGGGACAAGAGCGCACCCAACGAATTCTGCCGGTGTTTTCGGGATAACGGAGTGGTGCCATTTATCAAAATCAATAGCATGCTTTTCCACAAATAAAACATTTCGTCATCAGAAGGGTCTGAGTCCAAAATCTCAGGGTTTTCAGAAGGGCTGTATATAGTTGCCGCCCCCGAAGTGGAAAACGCAAACAGAGCGGCAATACGGTGCGCGTAATCGTACAATTGCCCCAAGGATCTGGAACCCACCATCATCCAAGTCTTATCCGGGGATTCCGCGATATTCTGCATGACATATCTGCAAACTTTTTCTTCTTTTGACCCTTGCTCAATACTTGAATAAAGATCAACATTGATATGATTTTCTATTAATTTCGTTTTTATAAACAAAAGTTCCGTGTTTTTCGGATCAAAATTCCACGGAAAAATAAGATTTTTTTGGTCAACGTATACGTTGCCGATCATCGCCATAATGAGACCTTTCAGTATTCAGTGGTTATGGTTTCGCCGGTATCAAGGTCTTTTCGTATNAGAGTAAACCCCTCAAACGGCGATTCCCTTGCACTATCTTTCCCGATCTGACGTAACCCCTCTTCTACCTGAACCCGAAATCTGTAATAAACTTGAAATTTCGGCAAGTCCCCTAAAATGAGGTAGTTCCCATAATTATCAGTCACCTTCCCCGGTAGCTTATGCCAGTATTTTACAAAATTCACAACGGCAAACCCGGGGTCAATCGGGGGATCTGTTGTCTGCAATTCCGCCAACCAATTTTTTGCCATACCCTTCAACTTTTTTGTCCATATTTCAGTGTATTTTTCGTCGGGGTAATATTCCTCGTATGCTTGGCGCATACACTCTATAACAAAAGAGGCGCTTTTCTCCTCTTTCGCCATTTTCTTTTCTCTTTGGCGAGTCCTCGCCTCTTTGGAAACTTTAGTTGCTTCTTGGACGCTATCCCGTAAATTCATAAGATGCTCCTGCTTTTTTATAATATCGATATCCAATACCCATCCGTGAGAAATCCATATATCCGAAAATTTCGTGTACCATTCCCCCAGAAAACTTTTCCACTTGAAACGAAGATTGGACTTCCCCCATAATTCCCGGACAGCGTGAACAATCCCGGGGAGATTGATGCGGATATTTTTACGACTCCCTTTTTGAAAAACGTGGATAAGCCCACAATCCTCAAGCAAACGGAACGACCGGTACATTTGCCTTCGCTGTAACAACCCATCGAATCCGTTTCCCGGGGTTAAAAAATAATCAACAGGATTGATAAACCATTCAAATTGATTTGCATGGACAGTGTTATAAATAATTTCAGAAAATATAATGTGTGTTACAGTTTTTCCGGGACAAAGACGATTGCACCAGATAATAAACGCATCCCCCAAACAATGTTTTTCTTTAAAAGATATTACATCCGTAAAAGAAGTTTTTCCCATTTTGTTTATCCCGATTTTTTTTGGCGTGGCGACAGCCACGCAACTTGTTTGGTTATATCATGTGTAAACCGGTTATAGATATGTTTGGTTATATATTATAAGGGAGTGTCCACAACAGACACAAAGTTGTGTCCACAACAGACACAAATTGTGTCCACAACAGACACAACCGTACGCCTTTTTTCTTTGCTCAAAATTGCAATGCGATTGCAAAAAATTGGGATATTTTAGGTTTTTACTTGACATGGTTATAAAAGGTTGCTATTGTTTGAATTAATATAAGAGATCATCCCTTCCCTTGCTGATCTCGCCAAAAGGCCGGTGGGTTTTTCCCGTTTCCCACCGGCCTTCCTTTTTTACTCCTCCAGCAATTTGGGCAACATGCCGATTTCAAAATCGATAGCCTCGCCTCTGTTGAAAAAATCAGAATGAAACCGTTCTGTACCGTCTTCATCCACTACAAAGAGATCCCACATTTGGGTAATATCGTTCCATCGGATCTGGGAGGCTCTTCGCATCTCCATGGTGCCTAAATTGGACACCATATCACGAATAGAGTCGTCATAGAGAAAATGTACATTCCCTTTGGCATCGATTTTGACAACCACATTTTTCATTTGCTACCTCTGCTTTATGGTGTTGGGGTTTTGAATGTGGGCTTCCGGCCTTTTGTTGACTTCCGGGGATTCCCCCAATTTTTTAAAGACATCTTCCATCCCGTCCAAACACTGGGAATTAGAAAAACCCGTCGCTTCCGTTTTGATTTCGCTTCCATCCGGACTGATAGTAATAGTGTATTCTCCCATAAATTTTCTCCCTTTTTTGATTAATGTGAGCCGGTGGCCGGGATTCGAACCCGGACGGGTTTCTGCAAGGAGTGTGATCTCATTTAACGTCGACAGCAGTTTCCCTTACACACAATTAGCGTCTACCTATTCCGCCACCACCGGCAAAGTGATTACCGACGAATCCTCATGACGATGGAGCCGTCTTTTTGTTCGGAACGGCTGGTCACGAAACCCCCATTAGCGACCATCTGAACCTGAACAACTTCAGCGGCGTAATCCCGCATGAGAGTCCCGCCATTCTTACCGAATTTACGAGAAAACGGAGAATAGCTGACATCGTTGTCGACATTCAAAGTCCACGCTTTCCCGTCACTGGGGGTTAAATACCCGGCAACCCGGCCATCCATCATCATGTTGATATTTTTACCCTTGCGGTCGAAGGTAACGTCGTTCCGGTTACAGACCTTCTCAAAAGTCCGCAGATCTTTGATTTGTGTTTTTACGCTCGCCCAAAATGACATTGCGTTTCCTCCATTTTTTTAGATTTTAAGTTTGCGAACCCCTTTCCGGAGTTCGCTGTAGTCCCTGCTGACCATTTGCTTTAACGTTTCTACCGGTAACATCTTTTGGAGTCTCAAAAATCTTGCTGACTCTCCGTCAGGCTTGATAACGGATTCCAAAACTTCCCTTTTGTTCAAAAAAATAAACCGCCCTTTGAAAAAGAACCCGGAATTCACTGGGGAATTCGGAAAAGGTTTAATAATAGTCTCCGGAAGAGTTGGATCGGAAACCAGACGAACAAAAAATGAAAAAAATTGTTTTCTTGTTCTCACCCCCCTTAATGATACAAAAATTTTAAAGTTTTGTATGGTCGAAAGGTACGAAACACCTTCTGAGGATTTCAAACCCGTGCGATAATCTTTCTGAATCAGGCCCATTTGATTTGCTTTGTACGTCGGGAATTCTTCTCTTCCAGCAATAGCGAAAACGAGGAAGTATTCCACCGAATACTCATAACAAGTCGCGGGATTGCATGTCTGTGAAAGCTGAGAAACATGCCTATCGGATTCCCTCCCCATCATAGTCCTTCTAACAGAATCCGGAATCCCTGATCTGCGTGGAAACGCTGTATTGTCCCGACAAGTATCACAAGTTTTCCCCGCCCCTACATTACAGGAAAAAGAAAAATCCATCGTACTCCCCATTAAGGCACCCCCCGTTTTTTATGGTTTATGGGGATATAATATAGTAACTTTGTTCTTTTGTCAAGAAATATTTTCAGGATTTTTTTCAGGTATCCCTTCCAGTAATTTCCCAAGCTCCTCAATCGTCTTCAGGATCTTTATTTTCTCTTCCTCTTCAGATACTGGAGCAGGGGGATTCCCCGAAGGGTCATCCGGAATAGTGCCAATATTTCCAAATTCCGGAAGCTGCCCACCCTTTTCAACCCATTTGGTGAGAAGAACCACAGGGAGATCCGCCCACTTCTCATGTCTTTTCGAAACACTCATGCCGAAAGAACGATTTATGAGGTCGATAGCATTATTAACAGATAACGCACCGGCCCGGGTGAACGCCCCAATCCCTGAGCTTATTTCCTTGGAACCGACAATTTGGGGGCCGCGAGAATGGTACTTCCATTTATGTATCCCAAACTCATTCCAAATGATGGAGATATCTATATCTTCATCGAATTCGAATCTTTCTGGAATAAAAATTTGCTCCTCAGCAACTGTCTGAGACACCCGTGCTGAATTACCATGAATACTTATTTTTCCATTCCTTCTCGTCACAAACAAATGGTTTTCGACGTTAAAACAATACACATCCCCCTCATACGGGATTACTTCACTGTCTCTCATTTTAATGATGTTTGTCGGTTTTTTTGTAACAACAATCCGGTGTGAATCCTTTCTATCTTCTCGCGTATCTCTTACTGTGTACATCCGAGATCGGTACCCGAGGTGACAACAAAGAATCTGGAAATTATTGGCGAGGGCCATAGATGACGTAACGTATACCCCGCTATGAAACTTACCATTTTTGCTCTCAGGGTTCCAAGATCCGTCACTTTCCATTAACCCCTTAAAAAGGTGTTTAGACATCAAATACAACGGAAAAACTTTCTCCCTGTCATCCGAATTCGTTAAAAGATTTTCTCTACACCAATACGATAAATCTGCATGCCGTAACGTAATGGATACTTTACCGTCCAAATTTGGAGTGTCGTATATCTCAAGATCTGGAAGATACCGTAGAAGCGCATACGACGTTTCACGGAAAGCTTTTATTTTCCGAGTTTTCTTGACCGAAAAAGTAATTCGATTATCTTTCCGATTGAGATCATCCATTCGAATCGACCCATCTCCGATAACTTGGCCCACCCATCGCAAAAACAGGTAATTAGGGATTCCTTTAAAGACAGAAGCATGTTTTTCATCGATACTGCTATTCTCAGACGCTTGCTGAAATACCCAATCCCTGTGTTGTGTGTCTACCCAATCAGAGGCTTTAACCAGCGACCAGTCGTCTTCTGTGTATTTAGAAGTCCATAGCATATGATTTGGTGTAACCAAACAGTCAATATTCATTGTTCCAATATGAACCATCTCGCCATTATAGGGGAATACAAACTTCTCATTTGGTACATGGTACTCGATTCTTTGTGTATCTGAGTTAAGCGTTGCGATTTTCTCTCCCGGCAAAACTTCCCAGTATTTTTTCCAACCATTCTCTGTTAAAGTTTCTGTATCCGAAGAATGGCAAGCGTACGTATAGTCTGATGTGCCGCCAGAGTATACCGGGGGTAGCCGGTACCTCTGCCGTATGTCATTAGCCGCTGTTTTTCTGTAGTCCCCGAACATTAAATCCTCTTTTCGGATACCCGCCAAATCGTGTATTTTTAAATCCGCTTTTCCCCTGTCGTCTAACCCTACCGCCTCCGGCTCTATCTCGATAACAGATACCTTATTCCATTCCTGAACCCCTCGTAACCCCAAAATCATGTCCCGAAGAGAATCCACGGATTCATCTGTAAGACTCCCACCGATAAGAGAAATCAGGATAGGGGGAATTCCTTGGTTATTAAACATGTCGTAATTGACAAAAGAAGCCGATCTTCTCCCCATCGCCTCCAGAACACAACAAATCCACCGGGGCATCCCATAAGGTAGCCCCCCGAAAGGGTGTTTTATAGCCAAAATCTCTGTCGCCTCTTTTCCTTTTGTTTTTTCAAATTTACCTGTCTCATAATTCATAGTGCGGGGATCTCCGAATTGCTTAAACCAACGAATCTTCTGGTTTGTGGTATCGGATATCTGCGCGAATCTCCGAAATCTCCGTTTGATTGTTATAGGGACAATTTCTCCCCCTCTTTTTATTTTATAATCAACAGCCACCGGTTCAGTTAATTTTTTAGACATCCGGATATTCCTGAAAGGTGCGTGATACATCAGATTCAATTGTCCTTTACGGTTCCGTATTGCCTCAAAACCCCCAATCCCTAAAACTTCGTAATCTTCACGGAACAGTTTTCGAAGAGACGTAAAACTCTGAGCCTCGTTCACACGATCAAAAAAATCAGAAAGCGTCTGATGTTCTTTCTGAATATCGGATTTATCTCTTTCCTTGAGATCGTCTCCCATGAAATCCAAAGTGTACCCAAACCCATCAACATTCTGCTTCATCGCTTCGACACAAGCCTGAAGGGTGTCGGATTCCTCGTAGATATTATAAAGTCTCGTAAAATCGTACGGCGGAATGGCTAACTGGTTGGAAGAATAAAACGCGGAAAAAGGGTCAGATTCCTGTATTTGTCTTTCATACACATGCCCACTTTCAGAATCCTTTTCATCCTTTTTTCCTTTTGTCGGAATACCCGCGTTCAAAGCATCGTTTAATTTTTTTAAACGGGAATACGCTTTTTTTCTTGTAGCGGTATCGTCAGAGACAGCAGTTTTTTTGGTAGTTTTCTTTTTCTCCGCCATGACTTTCTCCTTTGCAATTAATTGCTATTTCAATTCGTATTTGCTCAAATCTGATGCATTGCGCCCTATTTTAGGCTCGGCAGACAAAGGGACTTTTAACTTTATCCCAAATTTTTCCAAAGGCGGATTTTCCATAGCGTGTACAATATGTGGGACGTAAGTGTCTACCTTGTCTTCCCTTACCAGAAAAAAATGCTCGTCGTGAATAAATAAAACCGGGCCGGGGACAATCTCATCTTTCGGGAATCCCTTATCAGCGATTGTATTCCCGGCCAAGACTACCATATCAGAAGACATGCCCTGTATTGGGAAATTAACTGCCTGTCTTTCTGCGGCATACCTCAAAAAATTTTCTTTTGAAGTTATTTCGGGCAAATGCCTACGCCTACCCAACGGGGATTCTACATACCCGTGTTTTCTTGCAAAATTTATCATATTCTCATGGTACTTCGGCACTTTTGGGTATTTTTTAAAAAGTGCGCCCATCCAATCTTTTGCCTGATCTACGGTCATATCCAACCCATAATCAGTATGGGCATACGCCGCTAACCCGGGAGGGGACATAAGGTATATGACCCCAAAATTAACAGGTTTAGCTTTATTGCGGAAATCCTTTCTTTCGGCATCGCTCAAAGAACTCCAACGCTTTCCCATACGTTTCACAATTTCTGAAGCTGTTTCAGCATGTATGTCATCCCCCTTTTGGAAAACGGATATCATATTTTCATCATTGGAAATGTGCGCTAAAATTCGAAGCTCTGATTGACTTTGATCGATGACTACAAAAACCCACCCCTCGTCTGCAACTAACAACCTACGGACAACAGGAGCCGCTTTTGATCTTTTAGGGATAGCCATGTTATTCGGGTCTCTGGAAGATCCTCTTCCCGTCGATGCCGCCGTTAAAGACATGGAAGAATGGATCTTCCCATCGGCACGGATATTTTTGGAATACCCTTTAAGGTACCTCGACCACAGCATGTCATATTCGCTAAAAACTTGGTATTCTTCTATGATTTTTTTAATTCTTTTGTTTTTTGTCTTATCAGAGATTTCGTTAAGAGAATCTTTATCCGCACTCGGCATTTTTTCTTTTGTGAGTTTTACTGGGGGTAAATTGAAACCGTCCTCCGAAAACAAGGTATCTCTCATTATATCCCTTCTGGTAAGTCTAAGCCCCTTTTCCCTGTGCTTGTTTTTTACTTTTGGGGGGAGTACGGAGATGACCTTCTGCTCATGTTCATCCCGTATTTTCTTTACTTCAGCAGTGGCGTCCGGTAGCCTCTCGGCGTCAACGGAAACTCCGTATTTTTCGATGCCATAAAAAGACTTTGTTAATGTTTCATGCACAAAATTCTTGTAATAGAAAACCAAACGTTTGTGTTTTTTAAGTTTTTCCCAGATACCCTCAAACGCTTGTCTGGTAACGTCCGCGTCACAACAACTGTAATATACAAACTCTTTTTTGGGGATTTTCAACATATCCCCTTTATCGAATTTTTTGTCAAAAACAGTATTGTAGTCTTCCCGGAATTCTGTAAACCCATATTGCAATTGTGTCAGATTTGCCATGACATATATATTTTCATCCAAAAGATGCGCCATTGCCTGAATATCCGCTATATAGGACTTCCATGTAAACTCGGGAATATTGTTTTTAGCGCACAATGCCTCGCTGACATGAATATCAAAGCTGCCATGTTGCATGACTTTGAGAATATTGGGATGCTCCGCAAACTTTCTCAGTTCCTCAAGTTTTTGCTCAAAATTATCTGTTCTCCGTATGTAAACATCTGTAAGTTGTTTTTTTGTGCCGGAAACTTTTCGTGGCCATTGGATAGTCAGTTCCGGGTCACAATTATCCTGATCCGTTTCCTCATAAAACTGCACATGATAGGCTTTTCCGTTTTCCCAACTTATGGAATAGGATATCGGAACAAACAAAGGGTCTACCCAATCCAATCCCTGAGTCTCTGTATCAAAAGAGCATATTATTTTCGTATGCTCTGCAAGGGATAAAACATCCTCAATAGTATCCACCTCCTTGTACTCATACCCCTCAATGTGTTTCGGAAGCTGGTACCCATTTTCTATAAATTCCACAAATTTTCTGAAATCCTGATCAAACTCCGGCTCATAAGCTTTTTTGTGAAAAATATACCCCGGACTCCATGTAGCGATACACCAACATTTAAATTCTTCTGACCAATGCCACTTCCCCCGATTGTTCTTAACCCCTTTCTTCTTTAAAACCTGTTGAAGGGCTAATGCTCCGGTCAATAAAACAACCTTTGGTTTTAGGGTTTTCAATACTTTTTCAATATAAGGGCGGCAATTTTTTAAAACTTGAGATACACTTTTTTGCCCCATCTCATTCTTATCAACTCTGCACCTTGCGGCATTAAGCCACATAATTCTTCCAAATAGCCCCGCGTCTATAACACGAGACTTTAAAAACGTGCCTTTCTCCCCCGAAAAAGCCGTCCCTTTTCTCTCCTCGAAAATATCCGGATGCTCCCCACAAATCACAATATCAGCGTTCTTATTACCGAAATACGGTATTTCCGGAGATCCTATTAACTCGCATTCCCGTTTATTGCATTGCTTCATGTTTAACAAGCCTCCTGTTTTGCATTTTCACAAACAACCCCTTCCATGGTCATTATTATCGCCGTGATTCCCTCGATGCCGATATTTTCCGTTTTCACAAAAACAGCATGCCCGGAGTCCACAGAAAAAAATCTAACGTTTCTATACTTATTCTGGATTAAGTAGAAAAATTTAGCCTGAACACAACACCAAAAATCCCCGGAGTTAAGCCATATAAAATCTTCCCAATCCGAAGTTCGCTGGAATAGCACAGGGAATACTTCAAAATTGTTTTCAGAGAACTCGGATAACAGTTTTGTTATCGCCGTCTGAAATTTCGATTGCTCCTTTTTGGTTATCCGTTTATGGCCAACGTCACTCACATTGGTTGTTATCATTAACACCTTGGACGGGTCAATAAGAACAACTTGTTTGCCAATTGAAACAGAAATCCACTTATTGGCTATTTTGGTCAAAACCACTGTTTTTGATTCTTTTGTTTTCGGGCTTTTACGCAAAGGAACCCCTTTTTCCATAGCACTAAAAGCGGTTTTACACTTGTCAAAAAATTGTTTCCCTGTCCCGGTAAGCGTCAAAAAAGCGTCCACCTTACCAAGATCCTGCAATTTTTTTATCAAGGTTTTACTTAACCCTTCTTCACGGACAGTCTCTCCGTCACAATTCAGATAAAAGTTTTTCACATCGATTTCTGATAAAGACTTCTCAACCATAATCTACTCCAATATATAATAGCTTTTTTTATTTGTCAATAGAATGTTCCCACTGTTTTACCCAATCCTCTATATCTATCTGTTTTGTATGGTCAATAAGTCCCTTCTGTTTCCCGCAAGCCTCAAGAACTTGTGCGGATATTTTAGGGTACCAGCCATTCGGGGCCGGTTCCAATGTCCTCAAATACTTGTCCATCCAATCGAAACCGCCGAACATGTACGAAGCTATGGCCCTATTCCGAGCGTAATCCATAGCATTAAAGACGTAATTTCGTTTTTCCCCATGGTGGTATAACGCTGTATCCGATTTAAAAATGTATTTCCGTTTCCCCTGAATAGCTAATACGAAATTTACAAAATTTTCCCCGCCTCCGTAAATCCCAAGCAATGGGGGGAATCCACCGAAACCGTCATATATATTTTTGTGAATAAGCATTCCACATGACGACATGCAGGGAACTTCAAATACAAAAGGGTTTTTTCCAGTTGGGCAATACTCGGAAAAAGTATAATGAAGTTCTGCGTATTCTGGCTTATACACCAAAGAATACTGGAGGCGTTTTTTTTCTAAAATGTGGTAAGTCAAAGGAAGATGAAGAGTGCCATTCAATTTTTCCCATTGCGACGAATAATAAGAAAACGCATCGTATAAAATATCCCTCCCGACAATACAATGCGCGTCCACAAAAAAATAAATATCTCCCTTGGCAATAGAAACTCCCTTTATTTTGGCCCCCCAATGAGACAGTTTGTCTTTGTACTCGATATAATGCAGCCAATCATGGGTCTTCGCCATATCTTTAATCATGGCTGACCCACGATCCCTTTTAAAGCCTTGTCTCCGTACTTCCGTACACCAATTATCGACAGCTATAACCTCAAAATCTGCTCTTCCCATAAGGTTTTCAGCGATACTCCGAATAGTAAATACGACTTGCGGGTATTCTCCTACAAATGGGACAATCACAGAAAGCATACTACTTCCCCCATCTTATTGATATGATTTCATTTTTAAAAATTAAAAAATTACCCAAGAATTCTACATCTTTTGTAATAGACGCTAAAGTTTCAATTTTAATCGACCCGAAATGAACAACAGGCGCACGTATTTTTTTTACCTGACCGTTTTTTGTGTGTCTTTGAATAGACTCGCACCTGTCAAAAAACCCCCTGCTTTTCTTCTGAAGTCCGTAATAATCAATCACAAATATCTCATCAGAATCAATAATCTGCCCCATAACCCTGCCGAATTTGCTCATAGACAATTTGCCGGGTCTTATAGAAATTTCTTCCTCTTTTCTGAAATGACCAGACGCAATCCCTTGCAATAAGACTTCTTTTTCAAATTTTTTCATGAAGTTTTTAAAGTCCATAAGATGTCCTTGATTATCTTTTGGCATTTTCTTCCGCCATTAAAGGGGCGTAATAATTTAAATATATATAATCCATATTGTGTTTAAGCCTATGGTGGGTAGCACTCCGGATCGCTTCGTCCGAATTCATTTTTGCTATGATTAAGTTTGCGAGATCCCGGTAATACGCCGAAGGGTCTGGGTGGGAAAAAGGCTGGTCAAACGCTCCAAAATTACAATAAAGCCCGGTTCCGCCGTGGACTTCCATTTGCATTGTCAGACTTTTGTTCAATACCATGAGTTTTGATCCGGATAGCGCAGCTTCAGGCCCAATAAGCCCAAAACTTTCCTCCCGGGTGGGGTATACAAACAAATTGGAGCAGAGCATAAGCTCACGCAGTATTCGTCGGGGAATACCGTTTTTGAATTCATCAGACCAGTCAGAGGTAAAAATCAAATTCTCATTTAAGCGGAGGCCATTTCTGGTCGCCAACTTTATCATCCGTGATATATCCTCATTTCCCGGCTCTTTGACCGACCTTCCCGTTGCTTTTTTAGCCGCCCATTGATTGGCTACGATTAAACAAACACTTTTCCCCGCTTTTTTTAGGTATGAAAAAATTCGGATAAGAACATCCACCCTCTTCGCCGTCAAACGGTCGGTAGACGCAGGGTACACCTGAACAATTTCAGACCCCATAACAGAGGGGAAAATATCAAAAAACTTCCATGTATCCGGGGCAAACTCGAACCATGACCTCAAATCTTTTATATGTGGGATCACTTTGACATCTTCAAGATCCCCACAAAATTGAACAGCCACATTCAACTGGTTTGTGCGATTGGGGAATATAAGCGAATGACGAGGCCCATAACTCTTTATATTCCACCAATCGCGCTGGGCAGTGGGGATGCTATGCACCCAATGAAACCATCGAACCTGAGCCATCTCAGGATGTCTGGAGGCCAGATAGATCCCTTTCGCGTACGGAAGATTCCATCCTGTAAAAAGTAAATCATGGGTAAAGATGAAATCAAAGTCCGACAACCTGTTTGCAATCAGATTGCAAAAGGTCTCGGCCATTTTTTCGTGGTCTTCAGACAT